CAGGATAAACCGGTGCATGTTAAAAAATTATTCTATAAGCGCACGGAAGAATTTGTGAGTGTGGAGGAGGAAATGATGGCATTACAGGCGCATAAATCGGTGTTGTGCGCGGAAATATTAAACGATGAACGTCTCAAGACGCAGATTCCATTTTCGCGAATATCTAAAAAAATCAAGATTTTAGATATTAAAAAAATTTTCACAGCGTAATGTATATATATAAAATGACGACCGGTAGCCGAGCAGAAGTGTTACATGGCACAGCAGACCAGACCGCGGGGGGTCTCAAGAAGAAGGATTTGGTTTTGGCTAAGGATGGTCAAATCAAGAGTAAGCAGGCAGTCAAGTCGGCGGTGGCTCGCATGAAGTCTGAGGGCAAGGCCGCGATGGTTAAGATTTTCAAGCCGAAGAAGGGTAAGTTCTCTCTTCAACCGAAGGAAGGCACCAAGGCGTACGAAAAGAAGATCGCCAAGATGGAAAAGTTAAGCAAGTAAACGAATTGTAATTTCCTAAGTATAGTTCTAGTCTAATAAACTTCAATCTAAAATTTGATATTTTTAGATTGAGATTTTTTGTCTCTCTAATATAATAATGGCAGACAGCCTCGCACTGTGGTTTGAATCTATTCGCGTTGCCAAGATGAATATGGGTAAGGATCCAAAGGAATTTATGAAGATCCAGGGTAAGTTATTGGCTGAAGCACAGAAGGTGTATCACCTTCTCTTGTTAGCTAATAAGTAATTACAAAACAAATTGAAATCCCTTTAACCTTTGGGGTTCATGGACCATTAGATTGTATAGTTTCCATGTACATCCGAATTTTTTGTTCAAGAAATACACACTTACCAATTCTACGATTGATACACCTGAATTTCTCGAATATAAACCATTCATGACGGTATCATTTAGAACGTTTCGTTCGGGGTCGCACACCATACACTTGATCTCGTTATCTGGTGTTGTGTCGACCTTAACTCTAAATTTTGGTTCTCTTCCGGGACTTTCCTTTATATTGGAATTGAACATGGGAATGAGTTCTTCTTTTGACATTTGTTTCCCAAATATAACTTCGCTCTGTTCCACGACTGAATCTATAATCTTATCTTCAATCGACCGAAGAACGTTAAAAAATTTTTTCACGCTATTTTCTTCTTCGTCGTATCCCATCATGTTGAAATCTATATTCCATTTGGTTTGACCTACATCCGGGACAAATCCACTCAATCCAAATGGCATGTACATCCTAGGCGTGGTCATCCGTACCGCCTTACCTTCCTCTGTTGTTATGGCAAGCTTTCGTCTTTTGTCAAAATTCCCAATCTTTATAGTATCTAGCACATCAACGAATTTTGTCATCACTATACTAATTTATAGTTAAAACTTTAAGCCGAGCAAGCAACACAATCTGGTTCCAATGAAACTTGTATAGGTCTAGCTTTGGCTTGGCTTCTCAGATAATACATACCAGTTTTGAGACCCTTTTTATGGGCATACATGTGCATACTGGAAATTTTAGATAATGTTGGACTCTCCATGAATAAGTTCATGCTTTGCGATTGGTCTATATATCTACCTCGCTGAGCGGCCATGTCTATGACATCTTTCATTTTTATCTCCCAAACGGTTCTATATAATTTTTTAATATCGTCGGGGATATCCGTGATAGACTGAATACTACCCCCGGATTTCACCATTAAGTCTTTCATCTTTTTTGACCATAACCCCAATTTTTTGAGATCCGTGACTAAATGTTGATTCACAACCACAAATTCTCCGGCTAAGGTTCTTCTCAAGTATATATTTGTGGTATATGGCTCGAAACATTCATTGTTGCCTAAAATTTGGGCCGTGGATGCTGTCGGCATTGGTGCCACCAACAGAGAGTTGCGCACTCCCTTCTTTACCCGTTCCCGCATGGCTTCCCAATCATACATACCCGAGTGGGGGATTTCTGCTTCGGTTTCCCACATATCAAATTGTAAGATACCATTAGAAATAGGCGAACCACTGAATGATGAATATGGCTCTTGTTCATCACTTAATTCGCAACTAGATTCAAGACTGGCGTGGTATATAGTTTCGAAAATATATGAATTAATCTTCTTCGCCTCTTCACTGTCGAACGGAAGGCGGAGAGTACAGAAAACATCAGCCAAGCCCTGGACGCCCAGTCCTATTGGACGATGGCGCATATTAGAACGTTCCGCAGATTTAACCGGATAGAAATTTCTATCGATTACGTTATTTAAATTTTTAGTCATGACCTTAATGGTTTTGTGTAGTTCCACATAATCAAATTCACCACCCTTAACAAATTTGGGTAGGGCAACCGATGCTAAATTACACACTGCCGTTTCATCGGGACTCGTATGTTCGATGATTTCTGTACATAAGTTTGATGATTTAATGGTACCAAGATTGGATTGGTTGGATTTTTTGTTACACGCATCCTTGTATAACATATAAGGTGTTCCCGTTTCTGCCTGACTCTTTAGTATGGCTCTCCAAATATCTTCGGCGCGTACGGTCTTTGTGGCGAGACCCTCACTTTCATATTTTTCATATAATTTTTCAAATTCTTCACCATATACATCCGAGAGACCTCTAGCCTTATCCGGACAGAAAAGACTCCAATTTCCACCCTCTTCCACCCTTTTCATGAATAGGTCTGGGATCCAGAGAGCCAAAAAGAGATCGCGACAGCGTGCCTCTTCTTCGCCGGTATTGAGTCGTAATTCAAGGAACGAAAAAACGTCGGCGTGCCATGGTTCTAGATATACAGCAATTGAACCCTTACGACGTCCGGCTTGGTTAACGTATCTTGCCGTTGCGTTATACACGCGAAGCATGGGAATTATTCCGTCCGACGTACCATTGGTTCCTCGAATATGAGATTTATTAGCCCTGATGTCGGAACAATGAAGGCCTATTCCTCCCGCCCATTTTGAAATTTGGGCACATTCCTTGACCGTATCGTAAATCCCATCAATGCTGTCTTCTTTGTTTGCCACCAGGAAACACGATGACAATTGGGGACGAGGAGTACCAGAATTGAACAGTGTGGGTGTTGCGTGTATAAACATTCCCCTGCTCATGTAATCATATGTTTCCAGAACCTTCTCCACGTTATCGCCGTGGATTCCTATACTAACCCGCATGAACATATACTGGGGCGTTTCAACCAATTTACCGTCAATGCGTTGGAGATACGATTTTTCGAGTGTTTTTAAACCAAAGTATGAAAAGTCATAGTCTCTATCGTGTTTGATATTTTCCTTGACCTTTGCGGCGACTTGAAGAACTTCGTCGGTTATAATTTTAGCTTTACTGAGTTTTCTCATTGCCAAATGGAAAGTATTGGGACAGATTTTCTGGATATTACTTGCTACGATACGAGCCGCCAGGATTTCATAATCCGGATGACTGGTAATCATTCCAATACAAGTTTCTGATGAGAGATCGTCAATTTCTTGGGTGGTTATCCTGTCATATAACGACGAAAACACCTGTTGTGCTACCTTCGATGGTTCGAGTTCCGATGATAACCCTTCCGTGAGGACATCTATCCTGCTAGTGATATTGTCAAACCGCATTTCAACTTCACGACCAGAACGTTTTATAACTTTCATCCTTCTATTACTATATTTCACTGATTATTTTTATATCACTTCTTTCCCCACCACCCCTTCTTCTTGTCTTTCACGGGAACGGCACCCACACGTTCAACCGCGGGCGGAATCAGGGAACTAGTATTCACAAAAAAACGACCGGCATCACCCGGACGAGAGACAGGCGGATATGAACCGATAAACGGTTCGGCGTCTGAAGTCGGTTTCATTTCAAAGTTTTTGACTTTGGCATTAAATGACTTGTCGAAGTCGGCTCCGGTTATCATTTAATATACTCCCCGAAAAAAAACTGTTCACTAATATTAAATGTGTGATAACTTGAACCTCAATTCACTCAGCCAAAAGGAGACTCCCCTGAACACGCTTTTCTTTTCGGAATTTAACCGAAATGTTTTACAGCGAGGTATCAGGCAGACTTTCAAAAACAAGACTGGTATTGCCATCGATTATCAGAATGACCAGGATTTATATGGAATTATGCGTGTCGCATTTATAAATAACAGTGGTGATCATTATCATAAGGTGAATGAACAAGTCAAGTTTATTAACGAACAGGTGATAAATACTGCGGTATCCCAAATTCAAACGGGAGTTACACAGTACATCGATTATTTGAAGGACTCAGACACCATTGCCAATCCCGAGGACAGGCCAGTGAGTACGAGCTTAGTGGGCATGAAGATTCCTAAGAATTCAAAGATAGGTATGTAATCGGCGCAATTGCCATGTTAATTTATGTAAATTGTCAGAATCCATATCACCGATGATCATTTTTACGTCATCTGGAAGTATGTCCATTTTATTGATACGGCGAATTAAACCATCCAATATACCTTGGATTGTTTCTACCGTAAGATTTGTGGCCTCTTGCGCAACATTTATGGGGTTTGGGTACAAACTCAGTGAATTAGAAATTTCTTGTAATCTACTGAGTTCATTATAGTGATTGACAGACAAAAGGCTCATTATTATTGTTTACGAACATTTTTGTTTTTATTTTTTTTAGATCCTCTCACATATTCTGGGGGAATGCCCATACCGGCGGCAAACACGGCTGTCGTAACCCCAGCATCTTTTGCATCTTTTATATTTAATTTTTGTAATTTCTTTAACGAGAACATGTCATCTATATCCACCTTTTCCTCGTCGGGTATAGCATCGTCTTTATTTTCGTAAAATTCGGCATATTCACTCTCAAGTTTTTTATCCGATTTCCTCCTGATATAGACCATAATTCCAATGATACTAACCAGACATATGATAGACACGACAGTCATTCTTCCTCTATTGTTCGCGAGCCTCGCACGAATGGACATTGTTACTGTGTACAAATATTTAAAGTTATGACACTAGACACAATTAAGTAACATGACCACATTAAATTATTACAAAAACGAAACCGAAAAGGTGTGCAAATCAAAGGGGTGGGATCGTGCGAATGTAGATACGGTATGGCTTCTTCTCACAGAGGAGGTGGGCGAACTGGCATCTGCTATCAGACAATACAAGAAAACATTCAAGAAGACAAATTTAAAAAAGGAAAGGGGTGTAGATGTTATGATGGAAATGGGGGACGTATTTAGTTATTTATTTCAATTGGCGCACATGCTTGATGTTGATTTAGATACAATGTGGTCAGAACACAAACAGAAGATCAAAACTAAAAAATATAAAATGTAAGATTATAATAAATAATGAGTTCTTGTATGATCGATGATGAGGCGGCCATAGATAAGATTAATCCATTTGTTCAGAACGATTTTTCGTTGCCGGGTGGGAGTCGTAAAACACTTAAATCCGAATTTAAGGGATCTATCAAAGATGAAACCCCGGGTGTTGCCGAACCAGAAGAGAGTCCCATATGTAAATATGGTATTTCTGCGGGCGATAATACGTTAGATTGGTGCTCTCGGCCAGCCGTTGACAAGAGTTTGCCGATTCAAAAGAGAAATATCGATACCGGTTTAGAACCCCCCATAGATAAAGATGAGGACGATACCAGGACAACTATAATTAAGATTGTGTGTGTTACTGCCACTATTGCCGCAATAATACTCATTGTTCGTCGATTAGCTTCAAAACGGTAAACATCCTACTCAATCGTTTCTTATTGAGACAACATTCGATGGCGTCCGGTAAATAATCTCGAATAAATCCTCTAGCAAATTCAATCTGCCACGTATTGTTTTTGTTTATATAAGGCACTTTAAACGTAGGATTCACAATTTTACACGTATTCATAATACGTATAACATCATGATTTCCCAAATTCTTTCTAGCGAGTAAATTATCTAGAGCGATCAAAGCCATTCGTTGCGTGGATTCGATCGTTTTTTCAACCATGGTTTGTAGAAAATTTTCATATTGGATATCTTGTTTAGAACAGGTGATTTCTGTCCAATCACCCTTACTGGACGTATATAAGTAATCGGTAAAATCTTCATATGTATTAGAATTATAGTTCCATTTAGTATATTTTATTTCCACATAATTTAAATTAGAATCGAGATCAACGACATTCAGCGCACTCTTTAAGAATGACGTCATAGACTAATCTCCGTGCTTTCTTTTAAACTCATTAACATGACATTAAAGACTTCCTAAGTTACCTCGGTTCATGATTTTTTTAAGTCAAAAAGAATGAAATATTCGAGTATCGCCAATAATACATTTTCTTACCTCTTAACTCTGGATGAGTTTAGATCTAAGATGCCCGATGAATATAAACCTTCATGGATTAAAATTACGACTATAACCGTGATTTCTAAATTCGAACGGGAAATTGAGATTAAAAAACTCCGACAGCTTTTTGAAGAAAATGGTTCTATAAAACTCCGGCGTATTGGTTCAGATTTTGATGGATTTGAGTGGAAACTGAAACCCACGACATTCTATAATCAAATCACCCTCACATACGAGGATCAATACTCCGTCAAGTCCGTGAAAGTCTTCCCAAATGGTTCTATCCAGATCGCGGGCGCATCTGATCTCATCGACGCAAAGCGAATCATTACTCAGTTGGAATATCTGTTTAAAATCTGTCTAGGTTTGGAAAAGCCCACGCCATTGGATTCTTTCCGTGTGGTCATGATAAACAGTAATTTCAGTTTGAATTATAACGTCAATCTTATGGAAGTTGCGCAACATTTTGAAAAACATTCGGATATTTTTAAGATTAGCTTTGAACCGGATCGGTATTCGGCGGTGAAGATCAAGTTCAGGCCAGCGGAGGAAATGAAAGAAATTACAACCAGTATTTTTAGTACTGGTAAAGTTATCATCACCGGGGCGGAGACATTGAAGGAGATCGTGTTCGCATACAATATCATCAATCAACACATTAACCAAAATGAAAAAATTAGGGTTACCGAAACTCAAGACAAGGACATATTCAATATATTTCTTGGACACAAAATTGAAACCATGGTCGATGCCTTGCGCGACAGTGGGTATCATTCATGGCTCAAGACTATCACAAATAGAAAAATTAATTTCTAACGTCATGGTAAATCAGATCATGTCGCAACGACTTGGAATGGCAGATGGTCGTCAGTATTCTCTTAACTCTTCAGCACAGCTCTTGAATAACCACATCATGCAAAAAAATGGTGTTCAATATGCGGATAATTATTCCTACCGACAACTTCTCCAGAAAGGCGGTCCGGCCGTGATTGAACAACTCCAAAAGGAACAGGCGAAAAAGGGTCTCATTAAACCGGATACTAACTAATCACGTAAAATACGCAAAAAAAACTTATACCAATACTTTAATGTCCTCTCCCTGTTCTATATGTCTTACAGAGGTTAGATCGACCAGATCAAATACACGCCTACGGTGTGGACATATATTTCATACGGAATGTTTAGATAAATGGAAAGAAAAAGGTAAGAACACGTGTCCTACATGTCGAAAACTATTTGATGTTTCTAAGTTTTCTGTGACAATAACTGTTAAGAACAATGATACAGAAAACTCCGAATCTAGAGTTGTACCGGAGTCAGAAGCCATGATGGATTTTCTAAATGAATGTGACATCAATTTTGATATAGAAAACGTATTAGACCTTAGAAGCCTTCTGTCTGACCTTGGGATGAGTCTTTCCGACTTTGATTCCCGTGTCACGGACACAGAATGAACTACAGTAGGTTGTGTAATTTAAACCAGGATAATTCCTTGCCGCATATCTAGGATCCTTTATCATTTTACCAGACGCATCACTCAAAAGAGGACCTGTGGCCCAGCCCCTCTTATGAGAGAACACATTAGCTTTAAAAACGATTTTCTTACCCTTTTCGATCTTACCCGCACTACGAATTCTTGATTCCGGTACTTTGAAGAATTTACTTAAACTCGCGACCGTATCACCCTCTTTCACTTTATATTCAACGACACCGTGTTGTTTGTAGAAGTGGAAATCTCCCATTCTAATATAATTTGTGGGTCTCCCGGGACTAACAAACATCATCACTTTGTAATACCCCTTTTTGCACTTTTCGTTCGCTGCGACTTTGTATATTTTGGTGGGATTATCGGACAAAACTCTCTTTGGGAGACTTGTACAGTGTGTATAGGTGTGTCCTTTATTTGAAAGACCGGATCTGTCACCTGGAATACTCTTCTGCCATCGATACGCCTCGTAGTCACCCACGGCGTATGCGTAGCAATTGTTATTATCGATTCCTGTCTTTGACCCCCACCGTCTATTGGTGAATTTTTTTTCAGAACCAGACAAGGGCAAATCCTTCGCCATTTAAGTTTACTTCAGAAAAAAATTATTGACTAATATTAAATGTTAAAGGAAATCTCCCAAACCCGAAGCCCGAATGAGCGTACTCGCATCATTATTTTGTTCTTACTCAATCTCGTCATCAGCACATTCTTACTTAAGCTTCTTTGGAACAGGTCGCTGGTGAAGCACGTAAGCATGTTGAGAAAGGTTGATACGCTTCTTGAAGCTTTTATCCTCTCTATCGCGTTGTCCGTCGTTCGTGGTCTTTAGACTTCTTTATACCCGACAATTTTTTCGCCTTTTGGGCTAATGAGCGTAGGGAAAGCCTCCATTCCGGGACATCCTTCTTTGTCGCAATCGACAAATTTATAGGATTTACCCGATTTTTTAAACCACTCTAGCTGTTTAAGAGTCCATCCACATCCCATGGTCCCGTAAACAGTCCAGGTCTTGCCTTTTCCGGCGACTTCCTTTGGTTGCTGACGGCTTCCTGTTTTATATAAAATATAGATATCCAAAATAAGGAGAATAATTAAAGCAATCATGTTACTATTTATGAATATTTTAATTATTGTCGGGGTATAAGATTTATTACAAATTTAGATATGAATGATGTTTCTGCCGAACAATCTCCAGGCAACGAAGAGGGCCACCAATACGAGTAAAATCATCACGTACGGGGCGATGTTCGTTTTTTTCGTCTCTTCTGGTTTTTCGACAGAGGGTGCGACGGCATAAGATTCGTCTAACATTTTAATATATGTCACGAAAAAAAATTGTGATGTACAGGCGGTGATCGCGTTACTTATTTCATAGCTAAAATTTTCTTACACATTTCATCCTTTGTCAGTGTTGGATCGAGTTTAAATTTCTTAACTAATTCGTCTTTCTTGTAGAGACGACACTTCCGTCTGTCAATTTTGGTGTCACCATTCTTGTTGATTGATATCTTTGGTTTCGCGACAGCCGTCTTTGGAGCCTTCTTTTCGACCGACTTAACCCGGGCGATACCGGGTCTTTTTAACGGCGCCTTCTTCTTTTCAGCATTCTTTTGGAGGACAGCCACGGCGCGACGGATGGCGCTCGATTGATTGGCACTCTTCTTAGGCGAGGGCGGGGGTGGAGCGCGAGGGGTGATAGCCTTCTTTTTCGTTGGCGGTAGAACCTTTTTGAGAATATTCTTCTTCATCTTTGTTGTAGTACTTAAGAATGGATGTTTTAAAATTGTTTCGTAGGTTGGAAAATTGTGTTTCGCACCCATTACCAATCTGTAATTATCAACGTATTTGCCCCAACTGGACTCCGTCCACCGTTGTCCCTGCGGTCCTCGGTACTCTTCGGGTAATACATCGCGCAAGAATTCCTTCGTCTGTTTATAACCACTATATGGCGCGAATTCGTAAAACATTGAATTAAGAATGAAGTGTGCGTCATACATTATATGACTTTTACTACCAATACCGTGAGACGAGGCGAGTTCCCCGGATGTTACGATCGGGTTTCTCACACCTTCCATGGTGGACATACCAAAATCTATGATTATTGGTTTAAATCCACCCTTCGTTTTAAGAATGAGTAAGTTGTTCGAGTGAAGATCGTGGTGTCTAAATTTTGGGTATTTTTTATGAATGTTGGCCAGGTTTTGTATCAATTGTCCGATGACCTTTTTAACCGCGGCCTCGCTTGGTTTGGTCTTTATCCATGCCTGAAGGCTTTTACCGTCTATGTATTCGAAATAAAGAATATCGTCAGTGCGACACGATTTGAAATGATACATGCGCGGTGCGCCCATTCCTTTCAATTTTTCGGCTATACGATACTCCATCTTGGCGCTTTCTTCTGTCGTAACCTTAATCGCGACCTGTGTGGCACATTTATCATCGATACACCCATAGAAGACTGTACCATACTGACCCTTCCCTATGGCACGTAATCGTGTCGCCTTATTGATTAAGAGTGGTTTTTGTTGGATCCTAGTGAAAAAATGATTCTCAGGGTAACACGCCTTTGAGACGCCATCCTTTTTTCCTCGTAGGATTTTCTTAACTTCTTCACCAACCGCGTTCTTCTGGGCATTTGTTTTAGCACTATTCGCTATGTGGACAAGTTGTGCCAACTTAACCATCCTTATTAGAAACCAAGAATTTTTTTGAGTTTTTAATGGGGACGTCTGGGTATTTTTATTACAAAGTATCTATTTTTATGTTTATTCATCTACTTCGATGTCATCATCGACTTCATCTTCTGGGGCACCAACACCCTGGAAAGCAAACGAGGGCAATTTCGTAGAGGGTTCGAGGAGGGCTTGTTGGAGTCGCACGGTAACGCCAAACTTATTGTCGATGAACCAAATTTGATTGAGATCAACAATCGTCAAAACCTTTTGTCCCTTCTCAACCGAATCCAGGGGGACTGGTTGGCGAAGATTATTATAGGCTTCGGGGACGAAGCTACCATCGGGCTTCGTCAGAATTTTGAGTTTCAGGGTACCCGGATACTGTTCCTTACCCGGTCGGACCATGGGCTTGTATAGAGCTTCTTTCAGAACGGCCACGTTGAACGATTTTCCCAACCATTCTTCGCTGTTTTCTGCCACAGTATTAACGATGATATCGTCGAGCTCTTTCAACTTTTCCTGTAGAGCCATGGCTTCGGCATTGTCCGGATCAAAGGAAAGATCCAGGCTGTAAGATGTTCTCCCCGTCCCCTCGTCAGTGAAGGCGGAGAGACCGTACGGAGACCGCATGTACGGGAGTTGAAGGAAAAGTTTCTTGTTGTCGCCACTATTAAGATAGACAGCTTTGCCGCCATTCTTGTTTTTGCGCAGTTTCGAAAGGATTACAGAAGTAGGTTGGAACTCGGATGATTGCTGGATAGTGAGTGACATTGTGTATAGTTGTATATATCTCTCATGAGTCCAACCTTTAAATGATTTTTTTTTCTTCATGTATTTTAAAACAAACCAATGGGTGTCTTTAAGGATTGTGGATGTGGGTGTAATGGCAAGCGTGCCCAGGACAAATTCGTGTATTCCATGATTTCTGCCGTAATTTTCTTTTCTATCGCCAACCCGGCGACTTTCCGTCTCATGCGCCGAGTGTTGGGCAAGTGGGTGTCTTCTCCTAATGGATGTCCCAGCATCAAGGGGTTGGCTCTCCATAGCGTCGTGTTTCTTCTTATCGTTTGGGGTTTGATGCAAGTTAAACCGATTGAAAAGGAATCGTACAAGGGCGAAGAAGGTGGTATGCCAGGAGATGCCGAAGACGATCTTACCGACGACGAAGACGAAGATCTTACCGACGACGAAGATGACGATTTTACCGACGATGATCTCAGCGACAGTGAAGATGATCTCAGCGACAGTGAAGACGATTTCACTGATGACGAAGCGCCGTTTGAAGATACCGTTGAAGAATACACATCGTACCTCGAAGGGGAAGAACCCCCCGCTGTCACCAAGAAGATGAAAAAGGACGCAAAATCCCAGAAAAAGCAACCGGCTCCCGCGCCGGTGAGCGAAAGTTCGTCCATCATCGGATCCCCGGCGATGAGCAAGAAGGAAACCTCTAAACTGGGGGCGTTGGATCTTGGCATGAGCGATGACCTGGGTGCCCCGATCAAGAAGTCTTCCAAAAAATCGAAGGGTAGTGGTACGTACACGTCGTGTGGTTGTGATGACGGTTCCAAAGTGAAGATTTTACGTTAATTTTTTTTTCAGAGTAAATAAAAATGCCGAATTCGACACACATCGGCATGGCTTTCGGTATTATATCATTAACTTCAATAATAGGCGCTGGTGTGGGTGTCGGGAGTGGCATGGCGTACTTATTGGATAAATATAATAAACGATAATATATATGGTTCGTGGATATAAACTCGCGGCTTACATTACATTTTTAGGAAGTCTTGGTTCCGTCGGTGGATGGTATCTAGGACAGGGGATCGGATCATACATTGGATCGGCTAGTGATAACGAATGATCTATCCGAAGTTTGCTGAATTGTAGATTTATTTACTAAATCTTTAAATCTACAATACATTTTATTAACGTGTTTTTCGGAAATCATCATGCAATTTTCGATGAAAATTTTACCGTTGTGTTCGACAATCAGTGGTCCGGGTCCGCCAACGACTGATTGTAAAAGTGACAACATCATATATTTTTATTTTGGTCTAACCTTTATTTCGTTTTAGAAATCCAAGCATCTACATCATTTTCATTTTTTCGTTTAGAGGCGTTTCTTATCAACGTGACGGATATAAATATAAGGGCAGCGGCGACGGCGAGTTTATTCATTATAGTATATATCATTATTATATTTATTTATGTTCGAGTAATTTGAAGACATCATTAATCTTATACATAATGTTAAATAATTCATTTCTCGTTGAAACGTCACTCGGTTTCACGATTTCAAATTCGACCTGATACGACGTTGGATCTTCGTTATCCATATCTTCGGAATCTCCACTAGATATGGTCATATCTATGCTTAAATTTTTGCGAATAAACGAGATTCGTTTTTTGAATCTTTTGCGATCCATATCATTCAATTCCATATCATCGGGCTGTGCGACCTCTTTACAGATACTAAATCTAATATCATAGGGAGCACCCTTAATTTTCTTAAAGTCTTCTTTGAACATAGATCTTTTTTGTATAATAGCCTGATCTCCGGAGTCCTCGTCGATGGTCATTCGGATACTGTCCCTATCTCGGTAAAAAACTTCGGAATTGGTCTCTTTTTTGTTTTCCCATCCCGGATATTGCGAAAGACCACGGAAAATTCTATCGAAAACTTCTTTTCCTACGTTTGTATCAAACATCTTACCATTGAATTTACCGAGACGAATTTCTACTTCGATTTCGGGATCATTCTTATTATTTTCAAACGCGGATTCAATTTTTTTGACGATAATCTCCGTATTCATGATGACTATTTATAAATGCGTGTTCCCCTTAAGTCTTTTTTATTTGGTTTTTTTAATGAAAGGTTTAATCAACTTAGGAAACACTTGTTACTTTAATGCTTCTCTCCAGTGCCTTTTACAGATTCCTTGTATATCAAATCATTTTTCGACGAACGGTTATTCAGGAGATTGTGAATTTACAAATTTATATTGTGATTTGGTTAAAAAGTTTTGGAATAAGAACTCAACGGCAAATATAAATGTTAATACCTTACTCGTAGCATTTCAGAAACAATTTCCTCGTTTCAAGGGTGGGAACGAAGAAGATTCACAAGAGGCTTTGTTATGTATCATAGACATATTAGAAAGAGCCGTTCCCGAGATAAAACCATATTTTTACGGGAAGAAAACCCAAGAAACCATCTGGCCCGGGGGTAAATCATCACATGATGAAGATTTTAGTATTCATATAATGTCATCACGGGGTAATAATCTTAAGGATATGTTACGTGAGAGTTCAAAATGGAATACTTTAACAGATTTTGAAGATAAAGAGGGTAAAACACACAACGTGGCTACGACGAGGTCATATTTATCCAAATTACCTAAAATTTTGATGATTTCGTTCGATACTAAAAGTCACGTGTATGTTGATGAGGAACTAAGTATCAATGACAATGATTATCGATTGATAGCTAGTACGGTTCATATGGGAAATCAACATGGGGGGCATTATACAAGTTTTACAAAACACAAGGGAGTGTGGTATTACAAAGACGATGACGTAATATCTAAAAGGGATTTTGTTAAGCGAGCGGGCCATTATATCCTGGTCTACAATCTAAAAACTCCTTGAGTTGGATGTTTTCGCGTATATTTACCAAGGTTCTGTAGAATGTTCTTCTGTTGTTTGGGTATGTTTTATCATATCTGCGTTTTAATGGTTTCCACCAGAGAGGACCCTTTTCCCAAGTAATATACATACACTCTACGATCGCACCTTCTTCAAACCACGGTTTCTCTTCCATATGACCGTATGGGATTTCGGATTCAAATACAAGTTTCCCCCTTTCTTGTACAAACAGTTGCCATACCGGCGGTCCTTGCTTTTCTACACCTATAAAACTGCGACCCCTTTTCATTAGGAAATCAACGGTATTTTTTTCTTGTGGTTTCCATTTAAACATTGTTTCATGTGTCCCAATCTTGATGGGACAATTCACCGGGGTGAATACTACTCCATCGACTTGTTCCTTCACCTTTGGGAGATGTTTATCCATAAATATATGAAATTCATCCATGACATGAAATTTTTTTAATTTCAATTTAAGTTTGTCATTTTTCATGGTTACCACGGTTTTGATTAATTTTTCCATGTGTTCCAATCTGTCTAGAAAGCCCAGATCTCCAATTTTCTCGTTATTGATAATGATTGCGTCATATACCAATAGAGTATCTTCATATAATTCACCATCTAATATTGTTCCGTTATATGCAGGTCTTCTGAAATTAACCGATACCTCGGTCATATCAAAATTTCGATTGACTAAAATAGATTTTTTCTTTCCGCCGTACAAGATACAAACCAGCATATATCGCATACCATCCGTTTTCTCACAAACAACGTAATCGTCATTTTTTAGAAACCCGAAGTGTTTATATTCGATAGATATTGGTTGTGGTCCCGGGAAGAACTCTTTTGAACCCCAAATTGTATGGATATATCGCGTAACAAACTGGTGAAGACCATCATTACGAGATATCAGAGACATATCTTATAATCGCACCAAAACTTTAATTAGCTCTCACACCCGCCGCGTTGAGAATGTTACTTATACACTCATGATTGTAGGTATGAATTAACTTAGAAGCCGTATAAGCGTAAATCTTCAAGCCCTTTTCTTTGAATTTGGCATACATTTTTTCAAATTTTGGTAGTATTTTTAATCCATTTTTGTCGGTTAGTTTTTTAATCGATAGCTTACAGTTTAAAACAAACACTTTGGCAATTGTATTTTCAACCGTATATATATCACCCGATACCTTTTTACCAACTTCTGTGTCAAAATTCAACCCCATCTGACTCGTGGGTTCTGTGGATCCGTCGAGGACTTTACTTTTAAATAATCCCCAATCTATACCGTCCAATACACCCGGGAATACGAGACACCCAATTCCATCCATATTATTGAAGACTTGATTAATAGAATCTACATCCATGCCAATCCCAAAGTCTATAAACAATAATCGATCACATTTTTTCATACCTGAAAGGATGATAGCAGCTTTTTCATACGTGTCGTCATTACAGGATGTTATTTCGTTCTGTACATGTCT